GTTGAATCGATTCAACGCCTTGAGAGAGGTTCGTTGCTTTGTACTCGCCTAGTTCGTTTAAGGGCTCCATGACCGTCATGTCAGAAAGCATCACTTTGAACTGCGGCCTAAAATCACGCGCCACACTTTGTTGCGTCCATTCCCTCCAAGTCTGCGGGGCTAAATCGAATGAATCCCTAAGCACTCGGTTGGAAAAGATCGAAAGAAGGCCACCCAAGGATCCAAAATCTGACGTGCTTAACATAGAGCGAGTCACTACGTCGTGATCCGTCAAACGATGAGCGCTTTGTCCAAGGGTTCTTCGAGCGATGTCGATCAATCGATCGTTGTAAAACCTCCGTGCGTTTTCTGTGATTGGATACCGTTTCGGGTTATGCCGAGTAAGCAGCGCCTCGACCATGCCCCTCTGGGTGGTTTCGGTATCGTCCTGAGTCATAGAAATCGTGGAATTTTGCGTGGTAGACTGGGATCTTTCGGCAAGCTTTTCTAGAATGAACTTTCTTGCGTCGTTTAGATCCACGCCACGCGTGGTGAGATCATCCTCCACATCGGCCCCCAGTTGGGCAGCCTTCACCGCTTGCCTGATTCCTAGAATTCTTTGCCTCTCGATGATTGCCCCATCCTGGGGATGACCTGTTTTAGCATCCATGCTTTTCTCCTTGAATGGTTGATTTCGAAATACGCTGCGACTATCCGCTGGCAGTGACACTGCGGATACTTCAAGTGGCATCCAGCGGGTTGCAACCTTAGTCCTGGGTTCTGATTCGTCCCCTCGCTCAAGCTCCTTGTACTCGTCCACCCGGTAGCCAACGCTACAGCTGCGAATGATTCCGTTTTTAATGTCTTCACGGATTTCTCGCACCGCCTGGCGAGAGGAGAATTTGACGGACGCAACTCCTACCCTGTTTTCTCCAGTGCCCTCGAAGCGGGCTGAAGTAATCACTCCTATGATGTTAGAAAGCGAATCGCTTCGATGGGAGTCAAGAAGTGGGGCGTTACCGGAATTGAGATGATCTAAACTGCATTGATCGTCGTCAAGTCCTAGGACTTCCATGAATGATCCGTCGTCATCCATCCGCTCGACAGGAGCCCCCGAGGTGAAGATCAGTTCAGCAACGGAGTTTGGGTCTGTTTCATTGATCGTTTCACCGTCTGAGGCTCGTTCCTTCTCTTTTTCGTCCTCAGCGTTCTTTTCTTCGTCTTTGTCCTTGTCTTTGTCAATTTCCTTGTCCTTAGATTTCTCTTTGTCATCCTCATCCTGCTTTTTTTCCGAGTCTTCTCGGATCATTGTCCTGGTCTTTGGATGAGTCGTTGGAATCGCCCTGAATTGGATCGGAAATGCCTTCCTTAGCATTGGTTTTCTCCTCGTGATCTATAAAACTTTCAAGTTTCAGTTGTAGAGATTCGACTAACTTCTTGTCTTCTGAGAGTTCTTGTAATCGCTCTTTTGGTTCGTATCCCAGTTCGCGGATACACTCAGACAATGAAAAAATACCCGCCCGCATGCCGTCTTTCATTGCTTGAATCTCAGACGTGGGATCCAGCATCTCCCTGCGTGGGGGTGTAAAACTCACTGTCACGCCACTTGTATCCACACCTTGGATGGAAGCAATCTTTAAAAACTCGTTTAGAATCGGCGTCAGAAGTGCAGGAATGACGGTACCCCATTGATAGGATTGGATGGTTCGATGAAACTCAAGCCAACCCATACGCGCTGAACTGAAATTGACTTTGGAATAGTCGTTGCTAAGTGACTCGTAGGAAAGTCCCAAGCCCTGGCAAATCTCCCGCAAAGATGCTGCGACGTAATCCCCATAGTTGGGAGATTCGGGAGGGTTTGAAAAAGTGATATCTTTACCATAAGGCAGATAAGTCACCGTTCCGGGTTGGAGTGTCTCGGGCTCTTCTCTAGTTTCCTTGGATCCGATATCAAGCTGTTCATTTAAGTCCCTGACAAACATCGCGTAACAAGCGCTCAGTTTTGCCTTCGTCAAATGAGCTGCAGCAAACTGATCGAGGTCACGGATTTTAAGCATCACAGGAGCCAGCAACGGAATACCACGCGTCATTCCTGGCCTAATTCTTCTAAAGCAGTGGATCATCTGGGATGCATCCACGCGCATCGATTCGCCACTGATGGAATTGAATAGAAATCCGCCTGGATGATTGCGGTAAAGATAATAGGCCACAGGGGTGCCGGTGGAGTCGCCTGAGAATTCGACCCCCTGTGAGATATAGCCACCGTTGTCAAGATAGCCCTCACGGAATGGGTCAATGAAGTCGGACTCTAGCAGCTGAAGTTTAAGGGGAGATCTTACATCTTTGGTGTGGATGAGTTTGATTAAGATCTCCCCACATTCGAGCATCGACTTGAAAGCCAGGGCCTGAAGCCCATAAAAATCAAGTCCCTGCTCGAAGCTACAGGATTCTACAAATTGCTTGAAAAGCTCTTCGATTTTCTTTTGCTTAGAATCGCTTTCACATTGGAAGGATGGAACGATCCCGCCGCCAATGACGGAATGAGTCAAGACGTCCAAAGCCCGCACAGCGATGGGAGCATTTCTTAATAATTCCCTGCTTCGATCCCTTAGAATCGGAAGTGACGTTTTAGTCTCCACCTGTGCTGAAGTTTTAGGCGCGTACCAGCCCTTGGTTTTGTTGGAGTAGCTTGCTGCGTCGTATTGACGCTTGACCAGTTTGAGCTGTTCGCGGGCTAGCGTTCTTTTGAGCTGCGCTTTCGGGGAAAACAATCCCACAACGGAATCAAGTAGCATCGTAGAATCCTTTTATAACGACGGGCACTGTTTTTCGAATTCTGGGATGACCATCTAGATAGCGCATCACTTGATTGATGACCTTGATCAGTTCATCGGGACTGTGGAAAGTCATGGACTTGCCTTCGATGGAAACCGATCTTGCCCCGGTGGTTAGGCACTCGGTTAAGGCGCGCAACCCTTGAGGTGTAAATAATGACTCGTCCATGAGACTCCTTGAGCTTTCTGCTCTGGGGGGCAATATAGCGTGGGTTTGGGTTTGGGGGAATAGATCAAAAAGCGCTATTGTGTTAGGAGGCTTGGTCGCGGATGACATTATTAAGTGGACATATCTTTTATAGTATAGTATCTTTTTAGTATGTGGACGATTCTTGAGGAGAAATCAGCTGAGAAAGCACTAGATAAAGCTCCGAAAGAAATTGTTGAGAAGTACGAATTTTGGAAAAATGTAATTACCAGCTCAGGACCTGAAGGATTAAAGCAGTTCTCAGGGTTTCATGACCACGCACTCACAGGGCTTTGGTCTGGTTCTAGAAGCTCCTATCTGAACAAGAAATGGAGAGTGATTTACACCACTATTGCTGATAAGCTGCAAGTGTTGGTATTGGAGGTCAATGCTCATGACTACAGGAAAAAACGTTAAAGCAAAATTAAGCGGAAACTTCAAACCCGCGAAAGCCAGGATCGCACTGACACCCGGGGACTCGGTTAGAATTGCTCGAGAAATGCTCGAGCTGAGTCAAAATGATTTATCGCAGTTAACCCATCTGCCTCAGTCCACGATTTCCGGTATTGAATCCGGAAGAATCAACCTCGGAGTAGAACGGGCCAAGGTATTGGCCAGAGCTCTTAAGGTACATCCTGCAGTTCTTGTTTTTCCTGATTGGGACTCGAAATTGGCAGCTTAAAGCCCGTCGAGCATATTCTTTTTAGGCTTCTTTGGCTTATCCTTTGGAGGTTCGTCCAGCGGCGGGAGAATGCCAAGTTCACGTCGTAGCGTATTCCATCCCTTGGCAGACATTTTCCCGGTGGCTAGGCACTCTGTAAGCGCCCGCAATCCTTGCGGTGTAAATAATGACTCGTCCATGAGACTCCTTGAGCTTTCTGCTCTGGGGGGCAATATAGCGTGGGTTTGAGTTTGGGGGAATAGATCAAAAAGCGCTATCAAGTAGAAAAAGTTGACTTGACGTATACCACTTATAAGTGGTATAAAGGTCTTATGCCGATGAGCGGAAAAGAAATGCTAAAAGTCTATTTAGAGGCAGGCTGGCAAGTGCTTAGACAAAAAGGCTCTCATCTGCAAATGGGGAAAGACAATTATCGGGAGACAATCCCGATGCATAAAGAACTGGCTAAGGGACTTGAGCGCAAGCTCTTAAAAAGATTAAAGGCGACTTAATTATGGGATACCATTTTAAAATTCATAAGGAAGAATCAAAGTACTGGGCTGAGTGCATTGAACTGGAAGGATGCAACACCCAAGGTAAAACAAAGGAAGAGCTTTTTAGGAACATGAAAGAAGCTTTAGACCTTTATCTAGATGAGCCAGAAGACTCAACACTAGAAGTACCTAAACCTAAAAAGAACATCAAAGGTAAGGACATAGTCGAGGTTGCGGCAGATCCTCATATTGCCTGGGCAAGCGCATTACGCAGTGCTCGTATCCGTCGTGGATTGACACAAAAAGATGTCGCGCACTCGCTGTCTTTTAAAAGTATTTACGCTTATCAAAAGCTTGAGTCCTCTAAAACCGCCAATCCTGAATATGCCACAATCGTAAAGATCAAAAAAATCTTTCCAGAGCTTGATATAGAAGATCTATTGAGTGCTTAGACGCCTCAATTGATGTGGAGGAAGTAAAAATGGCCAAGATCGCGATATTAAAAAAGCCGTCAAAATCAAAAACGAGATTATTGACGGAACACATTCCATTCTCAAGCCCGGAACTGAGAAACCCAAAACTAATTAGTGAAGTACTCCTTGAGTGTATCCGCACCGGCGATCTAGAGTCTTTCCGTGATGTTTTAGTCTCTCATATTAAAACCACAGGCAAGACCAATTTAGCAAAAAGAGCTGGGATTGGGCGCAGAACTCTTTACGATATTTTGGATCCAAACAAGAAGTTTAACCCAGAACTATCTACAGTATCCGCTGTGATTCGGGCACTTGCTGCCTAAAAGCCATCCAGCATATTCTTCTTTGGCTTCTTTGGCTTGTCCTTTTTTGACTCATCCAGCGGCGGGAGAATGCCAAGTTCTCGCCGGAGAATATTCCAGCCTTTGGCGGAAGTTCTGGAAAGGCCTGCAATTTCCGCAGCACCGATGGAATAAGTGGCAATGTCCAGGGGTTCGTTGCGGACGTCGGTGTTCTTCTTGAAGACGATTCGCCTTTCTCCATGAAAGACCTCTTCAGCCATCGCCTCAGACGTAAGTCCTTGAAAGAACGTTTCATCAAAGTGCTCAGGAAAATGACAAAACCCAGATGGATAGGGCTCACCCGGTGCGGGCCTTTCGAGCCTGAGTCGAGAAAACAGATCGCCTTTGATGACGTTGACTCCTAATGGAAACAGCCTTACACCGCTTGCTACGCGTTGTTTTTTGAGGGTGATGTCTACTTGCCTTGGAAGTCCTGCCGATGCTCGGAGGTAGGGATTACCTTTTACTGGAATGACTTTGTTCATTTTCGAGCGGCAGTAATTGTATACGATCTGAGTGTTGTAGCCCGAATCGACTGCTGTCAAAGTGATGGGGATTTCTGCACCAGAGCTTTTTAGGGTCCACTTCGTGTTCGTGATGTAGTCCGTAAGCTTTACCCAGACCTCCGGTTGCGTCGTATCGCCAAGAATCACTTGGTAATCTAGGAAAAATGACTCTTTGTTTTCGGCATACCCCACCGCGCCTAGTTCCAGTCTGTCTGCCTGGCAATCGACTCCACACGTGATGAGCAAAATATCATCGACGAGTAGAGTTCGACCGTCAATATAGTACGAATCCCGATTGGCAAAGTAGAGAGACTTCCAATCCAGCCGCATTCCAACAGAGGATTCATAGGTCAATCCAAGGGAGGTATTTTGAAACACTCGAAGCATTTCGTCGTGCTTTTTGGCCTTCAGGTAATCTGCTACGATTTCGTGCCATCGCTTCCAGGGGGAATACAGTTCGTTGATGTGAAATCCTGCATGGCCTTTGAATGGGGCTTGGGCTTCCCAGCGGCCGCGGTCCATCATTTTCAGTTTATCGGGTTCATCTAATCCCTTTTCGCAGTGAGCGCACAGGTAGTGAGTGGTGGTCTTTGGGTCGGCTTCCTCGTACTTAAGCCTTTCGAACTTAAATTCTTGGAACATCTTGCAATGGGGGCATGGGATCATGAAACGCCGCTGGTCAGAAGAAAGGTACTCCTTTTCGATACGTGAATAATTTTTAATTGTGGGTGTTGAGGTGCAAATGAGCTTGCGATTGGTAAATGAGTTTTGGCGCTTTTTCATCAGGGAAATAGGATCACCTTCATCCCCTGAAGAAGCCGGATATCTGTCTATCTCATCAGCAAGGACCAGACGTATGACTCGACCAGCCAGCTGTGATGGGCTTTGGCTAGTGGCGATCGTAAGATGCCCTTCTGGGAACGTTTTATGGTACAACGTGTTACCCGAGTCCCGAGCACGCGCATCGCGCACCTTTGCACTCATCATCGGATTGTCCCTGATCATAGGATTCACACGATCTTTGACAAAGGCCTCGGCCATTGAAAACGTCGGCTGCACGATCATCATAGGCGCAGGTTCGTAGGAAATATAGTAACCAATTGTATTTAAAATGACCTCTGTTTTGGACATTTGTGCAGAAGATTGAATGGTCACCTGCTCAACATCGTGCCTAAGGATGGTGTCCATCATTTCAATCTGAAAATGGAAGGACTTCCACCTACCGGCTTGTGCAGCGGATTCCTTGCTTAAAATCCTATAACGCTGCGCCCACTGACTAATCGTGAGTTTTGGGGGCGGCTGAATCTGCGTTAGGAATTCCGTCTTCAGCAAGTTCAAGCAAAGCATGAAGGGCCTCGTGGATCATTTCGGTCAGATGAGCTTCCATCTCACCGGGGGTTTTCACATGGGTTAGAACGAACGCCGCTTTGCTTGGGATCGAAAGCATGCGGGTACGGAAGTTACCAAGCAAGTCGCCGTACATTTTGCGGACCTCGGCGATGGGAACTAACTCCTTTTCTGACGTTGCGTTTTCAAGTTCAACTTTGAGCGCCTTTGCTTCAGCTAGTCGTGTCTCTGCCTTCTCCCGCTGGATCTTGAGAGCCGGAAGCGAGTCATCACCTTCAAGAAAAATCGCATGAACTGCCGGCCGCAAATCGTAGAGAGTAGAGCCATTGGGTCCGTTCTCTGGAACAATTTTCGCTAGTTTCTTTTTTAGGTTTCTCTGATCCAGGTCCGTTAAAAATCCTAGCTCGTTCAAGGTAAGCTTGATTTCTCGAACACGAAAAAATTCTTGTCCTGCCATATTTTTCCATCCTTGGTCATCCTAGAGCGTCTCAGGTGCTGGTGAGACGCCAACTTTAAATTTACACGACCCATCCCCCGGGCTTGGGCTGGAAACAGAGCTCCGCGTCAATCCGGGAAGGACCCATAGATTCTTTTTGGAATCTAAGATGATTATAGTCATATCTGACTTAATCCAAACTGCATGCTCATCCTGAGCGAGAAATACTTCTTACTTCATACTTTCTTTTTTCCTCATGCACGCTAAAACTACCGGGTTCATGGCTGAATCTCAATAGATCAAAAAGCGCTATTCTTTTAGAGCTTCCCTATCTTCTGCTTAAAGATCCGTTCATAAAGCTTTTGATAGACACTGCAAACAGTTTGCTCCAAATTCCACCGCGGCTTAAACTCAATTTGTTTCCTAAGCTCATACTTAAGCTCAAGGGGCCGTGTCTGGGCTTGTACAACTTGAGTAGTAGCAGCCTTGCCTCGCTTCTTTCCTCTCTTAAGCTTTCGATTTTGTTTCTTATGAGCAATGAAATAACGATTATGAAAACGAATCAGGCTATAGCCGTCTTTTTGCAGTAGGTCTTTTGGCATCTTTTGATAGCGGCTTTCTAAGTCATTGCCCTTGAGTGGAATTGCGTTCCAAAGCTTTTGGGTCGCCTCTTTCGTTCCGCCCTCCTCTTGCCATTGCATTGCTTTAAACTGCGAACCCACTCTTGCACGAAGATGTGGCCACTGCGAAAAAGCCGCTTTTTGATAAACGATTTTTGTAATGGGAAACGGCGAGCGCGATTTGAATTGCTTTTTAAAATCCCCTCGCAGTTTCTGTTGTGCTTCATACGCGCATTGATTCATCGCAGTGACTGCAGCTCTTGGGATTGCAGTTTTAGAGCGGTCTTGAAGATCCTTGATCGCGCGATCTAAATTGTGCTTGATGCGAATCATGCAACAGCCTTTGGAGTTTTTGCCTTTCGCCCTGAAAACTCAGTCCAGCCATAAAGGGTTGCAATCCGGTAGACCGTGCAGCTCGTAAGCCCAAGAAGCTTGGCAGCTTTGTTTCTGTTGCCATTGCAGGTTTGAATCACGGCGTAAATGTATTTGAGTTTAAGATCGTGAAGCTCCATTGGAGCCTGCGCCAGTTGCGCTAATAATTGGGTTTCCATGGATGTGTACCCTCCCCTATTTTTTCCGTTACAGTTCTTCTACTTGGATCTCGATATGACCTTTACCGGGTCGCGCTTTGATCCATGGAGTTTGGATATTGCCAATATTAGATACTCGGTCTTCTTTCAGTATTTTAAGTGCACGAAGCGAGTCGATGATGTTTTTATATCCGCCTGAGTAGTTATCGCCATCGCCTTCAACCGAGCTGTGTCTCGTAATCGTGATCTTTGCTTTTTCAATGGGCTTGCTTGGAATGCAAGATCCCACTGCCCACATCACAGCCTCGCGCCACTGCTTTGCGATTCTAGCTTTGGCCATGTAGTGCATGGTATTGAGCCTATTTTGTGTCGGCGGCAGTCCATCGATTTTTACTTGAAGTTTGAATTTGAAATTACCATCCTTGGCGTTTGTTTTGTTCTTCATCCCATGAGCCCTCCTGGCTAAGGTTCTTTCAGTCAGGAGGGATATTCTCAAATACTATGAATCTTTGTCAAACGCGGTTGGAAATGCGATTTTGTGAATATTGTGGAGGATTGTGGAGGATTGTGGAGCATTCTTTTTAACACCCTCCACACGTTATTTTTACCTTAAGTATCTAATATAATTTATCTTTTTTAAACTGTCGTGTGTAACAGTGGAGGATATGGAGGATATTTAGGCAAATTTCTCTATTTTACCTTCTTTGTCGTTCGTCCTTCTTACTCATCTATTACTAATCTATTAGTTTCTTATATATTTTCTTTTTCTTTTGAAAAAAGAGAAAATATCCTCCATATCCTCCACTAAAGCCGAATTACTAAGTACTTTCAACAACTTACACAGTGGAGGATATACATCTAAATCCTCCACTGACCCTCCACAATCCTCCACAGTCATGAGCACCCGACCAGAGTACGACGATCCTCTTCACTTAAAATCCTTTCAACAGCACAGCGAACCGACCGTAAAGTGTCAGGCTTCTCGTCGCAGTCAACGACGATGTTGTGCATGATCGTGTATGATCGGTGTCCTAATCATACGCGCTTTGAATCCTTTTTAAGTCCTTAATATGCTTTATGTTTTTTAAACATTTACGTTTAAGCGTGTATGATGTGTATGATAAATTAGACTTTTATCTTTTTTTACTCTCTTTATTTCGTGTCTTTATTACCCTTTATATATAATTTTCTTTTTTTTAGAAAAAAAATAGAAATATCGTACATATCATACACGAAATACAAATACTTAAGAATTTTCAACAACTTACACAGTGTATGATTAGTGTCCTAATCATACACCGATCATACACGATCATACACGCTTAGGATCGTGGGATCTAAACACACCGATCCTCTTCACTTAAAATCCGCTCGATAGCACAGTGAATCGATCTTAAAGTGTCAGGCTTCTCTTCGCAATCAACGACCTTTTTGACCAAAGCAACAATCTCATCTTCTGAAAATCCACACCTTGTTAAATTGCATGCCGCTGCAAAAACGTCACGATTCCTCTGATGAGGCGCCGGCCCATGCTCCAGGAAGTACCGAGTCTTCGGCAATATCTCAGAGGAGTTTCGACGCTGAAACCGCACCTGCGAATAGTGGCGCTCAACGGGTTTTTCTACGCCACGCGACCTAAGCCAATCTTCCAACTGAGCTAGACTAATCCTGGGTCTTAGTTCTATGAGTTTTTGCTCTTTGTCATACAGATCCATTCCTCCAGAAATAGTCCATCCCTCACATGCGATGGACAAGCGCCGCTCGGCAATCCCCCTTCGGTTTGCTTGCTCTAAGATGCTATGGACTGATTGCCCCAAGAGTGACCACACGCGCTCTGAAACGTCCTGCGTGATTTCATCCTGGTGCTTAGCTTCCAGCACCGCCTGCCTGGGCGGCTTTAAGAGTCCTGTCACGCTGATTTCCGCATTGCCTTTGGTGTAAGCGTCATTGACCACTGCTGCCACAATGGCGTCAGGGAGGTTTGCGCGGTTGGTGTAAGTACTCCTAAGCATTGATTCTCCAATCATGAACCAACAAAAGTGGACGGAGTGGACGGTAGTGGACGCAGAAAAACTGAGATCGTCCACTCGTAAGTACTGAAATAATAAGACCAATGGTTGGATAGTGGATGGAGTGGATGATCAGTCTAAACATTCTAAGAATTACACGTACACACCAAGCAAATATAGAAATCCAAGTCTTAGAAACAATCGTCCCATCGTCCACTTCGTCCACTAGTCTTTTAGTTTCAAGGATTTGGCGGGTCATTTTCCGTCCACTCGATCGTCCACTTCGTCCACTGGCGAGTAAGGGTTATTTTGTGGAAAAAACCGGATGTCTGCTTGCTGAGACTGTGGTCTTACCTTTGTTGTTTTGGCTCCTGTGGGCGCTTTAGCTTGGGTCGGCGTTCGATCGCGGGTGTACACAATGTTGCCACCGGTGGTTTTTCTAGATCTTCCATTGGATTTGAGAATCGAAAAGATGGTCTTCGGTCCGTAGCCAAAAAGCTTGGCAAGATCAGCAATCACAAAGCTGACATCACTTGCTGTAAAACATCCTTCTCGATCAGGTAGTCCATCTTCTTCAAGATTTTCTAGTCTCTGATCCCAGACCTCTAAAATCACGTCCTTTGGATCATCGGGCGTGTGGGTTTCAATGTAAGTTTTCATGACCCGTTGGGTTTCTTCTGGTGCTCGGTGTTTAAGCAATGAAAGACTCTTAAACTGTGCCAAGATCTGAGCGGATTGGTCTTTGGGGTAATTCCAATCGATTCGCTCTATATCGAAAATAATGAACCTGCGATTACCCGTATGGTCTCGCAAAATTTCGTCGATATTGATGGTTGCGATAAAGGAAGTTCGAACGACGTACCGCCGATGAGATCTTTCATAGGGCCGCCTAAAGGTGGCTTCATCCCTGGTAATCCAGTCCTTAATGAGGCTTGCGTCAGTTCTGCTCGTGCGATCAAACTCAGAGATGTTCAGGACCAAGTGGTCAGCAAGCATGGCGAGATTGTCTGCCTCATTTCGGCTGATGCTGAGATTGGTGGTGTAGGGCCCGAGCCCTCCGATCATGGCTTTGACAAAAGTGTCTTTCCCAATCCCCTGTCCGCCTTTCATAACGATGATTCTATTTTGAATGCAAGGATCATTAATTCGTTCAAAAAGAAGCGAACCCCATTCTTTGATCAGCTCTTCGAAATCAGTTTGACTGCAGTTGTTCAGTTGTACCACCTGGGCAAACTGCTTAATCCGGTCTACGCCATCCCACTCGGGAATCTCGACTAAAAGCTCAGGCTGTTTGGAATTCACAAACCGCGCAAAGTGATCAGGCAGATGGCTTCTTTTATAAAACCCACTATCACTTGCAAAGGAAGCCAAGATGGCAAGCTTGCTTGCAGCAGGTTGCCAAGATCCGTTTTCAAACACTTTGTATTCGTCAGAAAGTAGGCAGCGTTTTGCTGAAGGCAGGTGCTGCTCAAAAAATGAGATGTAGTCTGGGTAGCGAGCCCGTTTCTGCTCATTTTCTTGCCGTAAGCCTTCGTAGTAAGTCGATGCTTCATCCATTAATCAGCTCCCTGAAGCGCTTTTCTTCTCTGAAATTCTTTTTTCACGATTGAATCCACAACTTGGATGACTTCTTTTTCTGGCAGTGGCGGTGATAACCTGACCGCGTTCAAGCACAAGATGAGTTCTCGAACGACATAGGGGTCAACGTGGGATCGAAGTAAATGACCTGAAATTCGAGTCAAAGTGTCATTTCTGTTGCCCTCGGTTACACCTTGGCTCACCAGCTTTTGCCACTCAGACGGACTCACGCGTGACACGTGGACTAGCTGATTTTCCTGGGTAACTTCTATAAGCCACTGAGGAAGGGGCGCAAAAGAAACTTCTTCGATATGAGCATCCACATCCCAGCAGTACGCTCTGCCGTTTGCTCCAACCGACGGTGGTAGCATGGCGTAGGACTCTTCAGCCAAAAAATCCAACCCTTCACGGAATTTGATTCGCCTTTTTAACGAAGGCCCCGCATACCGAAAGTAGTAATGCTCTCCCCCGGATGGCGTCCTGACAGTCGGGGTTTTGGGGAGCGTTCCAAATCTTTCTTCCAACAGTTTTAAGCTTTCCATCCCATTCTGCCCATGGCTCACATCGACATCAAGGACTACCACTTGGCTTGCACTCCCAGTCACACAACCCAAATTCCGGGATGGCTGCCGTACCCACTCTTGTTCCAGAAAAGGGCCAGCTTTGATGCGTTGCCACTGTCGAACAAGTGGCACTTTGTTGTGCCCCACTGGAATCATGGCAAACCCGAATTTGCTGGCATACCACTTCGCAAGTGCAATCCCCGCATGATTGCAAGAATCAGCGCCCGTTATACCCCCATGATGCAATACTTCTTGATCTACATTAGCCACTCACTCCCCCCTCTCTGAGCACACCACTAGCGCGGAACCGAGCGTGCTCATTGTTGCTTGTGTGAGAGCTTCTAACAACCGCTGCTTACTGCGAAGATTTAGACTTGCACTAAGAAGCGCGACTCCCCCCGCACGCTTTGCAAGCGCTGCCTCACCACGCGTAAGCCTGATCCTCTCAGGACCGCCAATCTGAAACGCACGCGCCGCGGCAAGTACGCGTGTAGCAAGAATCCTAGGCGCCGTCATTGATGCTGGGTACAGTGCTAAGAATCGTCTATCTTGGTTCATTTCCTTTGCTCCTGGCTTTTTGGAATTTAACTCAGCTTGTGTGGCTCGCCAATACATCAAAATGCGCTATTCTCAATCGAGCAAGACCCTATAGAGACACAAAATAGCCGACTGCTAAAAAATGGAGACGTCCTCAAATAGCAATGAGTTAACCTCTTCATGACAGGTCTTTTAGAGTAGGGTGCCACAGCGTAAATGGGTAGCGCTTGACTTTAAGTTCATCCCATGGCCCATGTTTCCCTAGACACACCGATTCCCACGACACAGACCAAAAGCGACGCACTTGTCTAGTTTATAGCCGCTGATATAATCAGGGGATGAGCAAAACAAACTATGTTTCGGATGACGGTTCTCAAATCATAATGAAGTCCTGGAACCAAGCACCAAGCATACTGAGACCAACGACGGTTTTTTACATTCTCTTATTTACTTTATCACTCACAAATTATTTTCAAATTGCAGCAATTGCGGGAACCTTAGTATCGCCAGCAAATGCGCAAAACCTTTCAACCATTGCCCCTTTGGGCAGCTTTAATTACACCCGCTTTAGCTCAGGCGACTCTGTTTCTTCCAGTCTAATTAATGCAAACTTTGATGAGCTTTTCTATGAAGTCAACGCGATCCTCAGTACCGGGATTTTGGGAGCCACGTCGCTGAGCTTTACTACCACAACCGGGAGTATCTCCTTATCAGCAGGGGGGACCGGGAGCATCAATTTAACTTCTGGTACTGGAAGCGGAGTAGGGATCGGTGGAACGAGTCCCTCTTCTGCTGCGTTGGCGGTAACTTCGACAACTCAGGGATTTTTGCCCCCAGTGATGAGCGCAGCTAACCGTACGGCCATCTCTAACCCCGCAGCTGGTCTTATTGTATTAGACAGCACTATAGGGACCACTACTTATGTGAACGGCAGCGCGCAAACTGGTGTGAGCCTGATTCCACTATATTATAGTGGGTCTGCTTGGGTGCCTTTTGGTTCTGTCCTCTTAGCAAAGTTCACAGCGACAGGTAGTGAAACCGACGTTTCCTTTGGAAGCACGTCATCTTCTGGACAGATTCCTGGTATTTTCAATCATTTGAAAATGCGGATTGTAGGAAGATGCTCGGGCTCTAGTTCCGCAAATTTGTTAGTTCGAATCAACGGTCTTTCAACTAATAGTTATAATTACACCGGTATATTTGATGGGGAACCCGGCCTTGGGGGTAATCAATCCGGGAATGGTCTCAATGGTAGTTTCGAGACTGCCTCTGGGGGAGTTACAGCAATTCCCGGAATTTTAGGAAACTCAATGCAGGAGCCAATGTTAAGGGATAGGGATGATTTGCGTTTCGTAGTTTAACGCGTCGTGTCTTGACTCAGTAGACTTGTCGTGTCAAGAACTATCTC